TCGATTCTGCTAAAAATTTCCCTAGTGTGGGCGTTCCGCATCTGCATGTTCCACTTTTCAAAGTCCAGATTTAAAACCACCGTCACCTTATCCGTATGTCTTGACATTTGCGTTGCAATTGTTTGTACTTTCTTAGTAACGTCTTGCAGGCTGTCCGTCATTGTGATCTGAGGAAAGTACCGAAGCATACGCTTCCCGAGCAAGTATTCCGTGGTTCCGAAGTAATACTTGAGCTCCTTGGTGATCAGCGAAAACAATCTCGGCTTGATTTTGAGCTCCCGCTCCTTTGGTGTCACCCCGATGGTGCAGACCTCTTCTGGCAACCCATTCAAATCGATGTCTTGCAAGAAATCATACAGGTTTATCTCTTCTGTGTGAAGATAGGCGTAAAGTGCTCTCCGACTCTTCCAGTCACCTTTCTTGCGGGTGCGACATGCCTCCGTTAACTCCGTTCGAGAGAGACCTAAAGCCTTGTCTGATAACAGGTTTTCTACTGTTACACCGGTGGGGTCTAGAGTTTTTCTGTACCGTACCGCAATTAGCTCGTCGACTGACGAGGCCTTAGAAACCTTGCCCCCGTTGCGTAAAGCATGGAGAACCGGGTGATCCCCTGTCAGAACCTCGGTAATGAGGTTCGGCAATCGACCGTGTTGCTCGACATACGACGCTAAGAACATCCGATGGAAGCTTGCGTGTAGGCGTTCTGTCGCGCGTGGATCCACCTCTTTCTTTGCGCACGACACCTTTCGATTTGTCGTGATACCCTGTACCACCCAGACCTGAGGATGGCCCCAGAATCTGTAAAGGCCGAAAATCTGGGTGGATTCATCAGGAGTCATCTGGCCCACCAAGTCGAAGATCTCAAGAACTGACGGATCCGCTAGTGCTTCGGCTTGTTCTATCAAGGATGTCCGTAAGGCTTTCGCGTAATCTGACGGATCCCCCACTTCGGTCGAGCCAGGGCAATGATGCAGTCGAGACACACAGATGCCCTCGAATTCCTTGACGCACTGGTAAGCTTGGCACCCGTGCCTCGAAAGCCAGCGATCCCCCCACAATAAGATGGAATCAGCGACGTCCGCACTTGGGTAACCGGGCGCGCGGCAATGG